AATTGATGTGGCGGAGGCGGTGCAGAAAGGCATCCGCCCGGACGCGCTGCGCGCCTCCGTCCTGAATCAGTTGGCTGCGCGCAGCGATGCCGCTGCCATCGCCGTGGTGCCGCCGCCCAAGTCGGCCGCGCCGGAAAGCCCCCTACTTGCCGCCGCCAAACGCGTCGCCAGCGCTGGCAAATCCACCTGAAGCTTCCAACCCGAAAGGATCTGAACCATGCCCACCCTCACGCAGGCACCGTCGCAAGCCGATGTCGTCAAATTTCAGTTTGAGCCGAACTACACCAATGAGGCGATCACCCTGCTTCTCGGCACAAACTACAAATCCGGATCCGTGCTGGGCAAGATCACGGCCACCGGAAAATATAAGCTGGCCACCGCTGCCGGTGCCGATGGGGCGCAGATCGCCTCGGCCGTCCTGCTGAACCCTGTCGATGCGACCACTGCCGATGCCACTGGCGTCATTCTGGCGCGCGGCCCTGCCATCGTCTCTAAAGTGGCGCTGGTGTTTGACGCGACCGTCAACACCGTCCCTCTGACCGCCACGAAATGGGCAGAACTGACCGCCGTCGGCATCGTGCCGCGGACCAGCGCCTGATCCGCAGCGAGACAATCGCCGCCCTTGATCCAACCCCAAACCTCCGGAGACATCATGAACGCCATCATTCGCAACCCGTTTGACGCGGGCGGCTATTCGCTTGCCGAAATGACCCAAGCCATCAACATCCTGCCGAACCTTTACACCCGGCTGGGCGAGATCGGCCTGTTCAGCTTCGAAGGCATCACCCAGCGCTCGGTCATCATCGAGCAGTTCGATGGTGCGCTGAACGTGTTGCCCTCGGTCCCCTTGGGCGCACCCGCCACTGTTGCCACCCGGCAAGGCCGCTCGATGCGGTCTTTTGGCCTGCCGTGGATCCCACATGACGATGTGATTTTGGCATCGGACATTCAGGGCGTGCCCGCCTTTGGCGGCAGCGAGAATGAACAGCTGGCCACGGTGATGATGCGCAAGTTGACCCTGATGCGCCGCAAGCACGCCCAGACCCGCGAATACATGGAGATGAACGCGCTGCGCGGCATCGTGAAAGACGGCGCTGGCACCACGCTTTACAACTACTTCACCGAATTTGGTCTGGCCCAGATCTCGGTGGATTTCCTGCTCGGAACGGCCACCACCCTCGTGCAAGCCAAGGTGCGCGATGCGATCCGGGCGGTGGAGGACAACCTTCTGGGCGAGTCGATGATCAGTGTCTACGCGCTGGTCAGCCCCGAATTCTTCGACAAGCTGATCGGCCATGCCCTGACGCAGGAGGCCTACAAGTTCTACTCGGCCATGGGCGCGCAGCCTTTGCGCCAGGATGTAAGGCGGTCTTTCCCCTTCGCGGGCATCTTGTTCGAGGAATACCGGGGGACGGTGACGCTCTCGACCGGCGTGGCCGAACGTCTGATCCCGGTCGGCGAGGGCATCGCCTTCCCGATCGGCACCATCGACACGTTCACCACTTACGGCGGCCCGGCCAACCAGATCAGCCTCGCCAACACCATCGGCCTGCCGCTTTATGCCCGGCAACTGATGGACGAGAAGGATCGCTGGATCAACATCCTGACCGAGGCCTCGATCCTGCCGGTCAACAAGCGGCCCCGCACCGCGATCCGCCTGTTCACCTCCAACTGATCGGGACCGGAGACATGAACGCCTTCGCCACCGCCATGAACATGATCTTCGCCGATGCCAACATGGCGGTGGATGCCACTTGGTTTGCGGGCGGCACCGGCACGGGCATCGCCGTCCGGGTCATCCGCAAGTCACCGGACGAGATCACGCCCTTCGGCGCTGGCCGCATCCAGTCGGAAACCACCATGTTGGATGCCCGCATTGTAGACATGCCGACACCTGCGCCAGGCGACATGATCCGGATCGGGCCGGAGGACTTCATCCTGCAAGGCGAACCAAAGCTCGACCGCGAACGCCTGATTTGGACCCTGAATACGAGGACGCCATGAAACTGAACATCAGCTTCACCCCAGACCTCGTTGTTCTGATGCGCGCCGAAGTGGCGGCGGGGCAAAAGGCGGTCTCCATCACTATGGCACAAGCTGGTGCCGGTCTGAAATCTGCCTGGCGAGGGCAGATCACCGGCGCAGGTCTCGGCCAGCGCCTTGCCAACGCCATTCGGTCGCAGACTTATCCCAAGGGTCGCAACAGTCTGGATGCCGCAGCCCTGGTCTGGTCCAACGCGCCGGTGATCATCGGCGCACATGACACCGGGCCGCTGATCCGCTCAGGCAGTGGCTTCTGGTTGGCCATTCCGCTGCCCGCCGCTGGCAAGGCGCTGGGTGGCAAGCGCATCACGCCCGCGATGTGGGAGCAAAAGACCGGCCTGCGCCTGCGCTTCGTCTATCGCAGCCGGGGCCCAAGCCTGCTGGTTGCGGACGCCGTCCGGCTGAACACGCGCGGCCAGGCTGCCGTCTCCAAGTCGAAAACCGGACGCGGTCAGGTCACCGCGCCGATCTTCCTGCTGGTGCGGCAGGTCAAACTGCCCAAACGGCTGGATCTGATGCGAGATGCCGAACGGGCGCAAGCGGCCATTTCGGGCAGCATCGTGCGCAATTGGGTCGAAGATCATCTCTGATGTCCAGCAAACGCGAACTGGTTCTGTCTGCCCTGCACACCCGGCTGCAGACCCTTGCCGCTCCGGTGCTGCGCGGTGACGTGCTGCCCGAGCGCATTCCGGCCAACGGCCTGATCATCCTGCGCGATGGAAAGCCAGGCGAGCCGGAGGTGACGCTGTCGCCGCTCACCTATTTCTATGAGCATCGGGCGGAGCTGGAGGTGGTGATCCAGGCGGGTATTGGACGCGATGCCCTCTTTGACGCGCTGACGGCTGATATTGGCGCGGCGCTGGCCGCTGATCGCACGCTGGGTGGTCTTTGCGATTGGGTCGAGGCTGAAGCTCCCGAGCCGGTCGATCTACCGATTGAAGGGGCCGCTGCCCTGAAAGCGGCGGTGATCACCATCGTCCTGCACTATGCAACAACCGATCCACTGATCTGATTTCCCTCACAAAAGGACACTGACATGGCACGCGCACAAGGAGCGCGGGCGCAGATGGCGCTTGCGTTCGAGACAGTCTACGGCACCCCACCCGGGGCCGGATTTACCCAGATGCCCTTCATCACCTCATCGCTTGCGGCCGAACAGCCGCTGCTGGCATCCGAACTTCTGGGCTATGGCCGCGATCCCCGCGCGCCCTTGCTGGATGCGATCACCACAGATGGCGATGTCGAGGTGCCCATCGATGCAGTTGGGTTCGGCTTCTGGTTGAAGGCGACCTTCGGGGCCCCGACCACCGCAGGCACAGTCGCGGCGACCGGGTCGGTCATCTTTTCGGCGCAGCCTGCCGTCAACGCGACGGTGACTATCAATGGCACAGCCTTCACCTTGGTGGCTTCGGGGGCTGTCGGCAACCAGGTGAATATCGGGGCCAACCTTACCGCTACGATGACAGCACTCGCCGTGGTGCTGAATGCCAGCGTCGTCGCCGGGGTGGCACTTGCGACCTATACCGGCACGGCGTCAGCGCTGAACATCGCGTTCGATGTCCTTGGCATCACTGGAAACACCTTCACGCTGGCGGCGTCGATTGCGCCCGCCGCCAATGGAACGGTGTCGGCGGCAACCCTGACTGGCGGTTTGAACGCCCACACCTTCCTGTCAGGAAATTGGACTCTGCCCAGCATGTCCATCGAAGTCGCCATGCCAGAGGTGCCGCGCTTTGCGATGTATTCCGGATGCGTCCTGGATTCGCTTTCTTGGCAGATGGAAAGGTCTGGGCTGCTGGGCGCCAAGGCCATGCTGGTCGCACAAGGCGAAACCATCGCCGGGGCCACGGCCGCAGGCACGCCAGCTGCCATCGCGTTGAAGCGCTTCGGTCACTTCAACGGGGCGATCAAGCGCGATGGCTTGGCGCTGGGCAATATCGTTTCGGCCGATCTCACCTATGCCAACAATCTGGATCGGATCGAGACCATCCGCTCGGATGCGAAGATCGACGGGGCTGATCCGACCATCGCGGCGCTAACCGGCAAGATCGATGTGCGTTTCGCTGACACCACGCTCCTGACCCAAGCCATCAACGGCACGGCTGCAGCGCTGGAGTTCAGCTACCTGCTAGGCAGTGGAGAGAGCCTGACACTCACCGCGCATGCGGTCTATCTGCCGCGCCCCCGGATTGAGATCAAAGGACCGAAAGGTGTGCAAGCGTCCTTCGATTGGCAAGCCGCACTGGCCACCAGCCCAGCGCGGATGTGCAGCGTGGTGCTGGTCAACAGCTTGGCAGGTTACCCATGATCCGGATCAATCTTTCCCCCGAGCCGCAATGGCTCGACCTTGGCCATGGCGTACGGCTGCTGCTTTTGCCGCTGACCACCGCGCTAATGGTGGCGACACGGTCCGACATCGCCGTGCAGGATCTGGCCGCCGATGCAAGCAACGACTTTCGTGCGGCGATATTCGCTGCAGCCCTTGCCCGGCGTGCAGTGGTCGATTGGGACGGTGTCGGCGATGCCGATGGCGCTGTCATCGACGTGACTCCAGAGGGTATCGACGCGCTTCTGTCGCTCTGGCCGATCTTCGAGGCCTTCAACCTCCACTACGTCAGCCGCGGCATGCTGCTGGACGCGGAAAAAAACGGCTCTGCGCCCTCGCCGACTGGCACTTCAGTGGGGGCGACAGCTACTGCCAGGCCTGCGAAACGCAGTGCCAAGACTGCCCCGCGCGATTTAACCAACCGCTAAGCCTGGACGGCTGGCAGGTCTGGGATCTGGTTGGCCGTCTTGGCGGGCAAATGCGGGTGGCGGGAAAAGCCGTGCTGGGCTGGGACATGGGCGCTGCCTTCGGCCTTTCCCGTGCGCTGGGCCTGAATCCCATGGTGGTGGCGGAACTCCTTCCGGAGCTGGAGGCGGTCATGGTCCGCCGCATCAATGAGAAGATCGGAGAGACTGATGGCTGAAAAGCGCGTTTCCGTCCGCCTCGCGGCGGTCGGCGGCAAACAAGTGCGCGCCGAGTTGGAAGGTGTGGGCGACGCCGGGGTCAAGGGCTTTGGCCGCATGTCCAAGGAAGCCGAGATTGCCAATGCC